ATTTCCAACGGAAACAGTTAAACATTTACCTACTACTACATTTTATGCAATTAGGGATGCTGCTACAGAAGAGTACATAATTCCATTTGATAATATTTATAATAAAGTAAGTTGTGATAGCATTAGTAATTTTATACATATAGACATGAATAGTTTTATGCCAGAACGATATTATCGCATAGAGTTAAAAATTGAAGATGGTTTTACTGAAGATTGTATCGACGATGAAATTTATTTTAAAGTAGTTAGATAATGGCAGAAGTAGGAAGTAATCAAGCAGAAAATGAAGCAATAATAGATAACAAAGGCTCTGTTGCTATGCAAGCTACAGATCCAATACCTCCAAATACTGCAGAATATATTAACAATGGATTAACTTTTCGTTCAAATAACACTGATATAGTTCCTCGCGATGCAAATGGAAATATAATAGTACAAGATGGATCTTATATAGTTATTGAACCTACCGTATTTAGATTAGATAATATCTCAGCATTAAAAGTTTTAGACACATCGTTCAATTACTTTAAATTCCCGGTAACTGTTAATACCAATCCGATTGATTTAGATTTAGATTTTGAGTTTGATAATATAAGTGCTAAATATACAATTGCTAGACCAATTGATTCAAAAGGACAGCCGGCGAACTATGCTAGAATTAATACAACAACTAACTCTACTTGGTTTTATAATGATATAACGTGGGTCTATGAAACAAATGCAAATGTTGAGACATATGGTATAATTGATTATGCAGGTACTATATCGAAAGGATTTAAAGATTTGACTTTTTCTGGTGGTATTCAAGAAAATGCTAATAGTTATACTATTAACGACGGCGTATTTAATACACTAAAACAACAAAATAAAACTTTACGATTTATAGTTCAAGTACAATTTTCTCCAGATATTAATGATCGTACTAGTTTTGTTACAAGAATAACTAGAAGAAATCCAGAAGACTTCAATCCATTGAAAAGCAACTTTGAGTTTGTAAAGAATTCTGGTGCAAAATCTGCTAATAACATAATAACCTCACCTTTTAGTGAAAATCCATATGGATTCAAAGATGAGAGTACACCGTTTCTAAAATTCACGTATATAGTAGATATGTCTGATACTAAACCAGGTGATGTGTATACATTACAAGCAATGTCTGGTAATCCAGGAGCTGTATTGCTTGAAAATTGTGCATGGAGGATTGATCCTATTGATGATCCTGCAGGAAGTACATATAAAGAAGGACCTGGTGTTACTCCGTTATATAACCAATTTAGCAATATATATAATATTAATGAAAACACTGTTGTATTAGACAATATTGAAGCTACATATAATGATGCGGGTGAAGAAGTAACCCCAGCAAAGAAAGAAAAACGTCTTATCAATCGTACTGGTGTTATTGACTTTATAGCAAATACTAATTTTGTAGCTCCATATGAAGTGAGTGGTTCATCTAGTCAGACTATTAGTACTGGTGGTGCTTCTTCAGCAATTGATGCACCAACAATAACTGGAAAGTAAAAATTAAAAGGTAAAATGTTAACGCAATATAAAAATATAGACCAAATATTAACGGCAAATCAATCTTTGTCTGCACAGCGTTTTAATGATATATTACTGCAAACTTTACAATCTGCAAATCCCCCAGTTACAATAAATCCAAACATTAAATCTAACTCTACAGTAGAGTTTCATATATATTCTGGAGACGTTTGGGTTACTGGGCAACATAACAATCAATCATTACCACAAACACCTATATATTTTAATTCTATTACAAATCAGGAAATATCATTTTTTTCAGACCCATACGTTTTAGATATAAATCAATCATTACAAAATTTAAAAATTAATGATGGTACATATAAAATTGCGGTTAATTTCTTTAAAAATTTAATTGGTAGTTATGATGAACAACATTTACGAATTGATGAAATTTCACCAGATCGTAAAGAAATAAGACTTCGTGCACTTGATGATACCAATGTTAATTTTAAAACACAAATTTCCAATTATATAGACACAGTAAATCAAACTGCCGATAGTGGATTTTTTAAAAGTTATCTATTAAATTTTAGTAGAAATCAATGTGTTCAATTTGTTAATAGTGTAGTAATTGGAGAATATTTATATGTTAAATTACATGAACCATTACCAGATACTATAGAAACTAATTTTAAGTGTTGGGTAGTTGAAGAATTAAAACCAACGTACGTTGACAATATTAATATTGACTTTGTTTTAAATTTAGAAGATAGTAATATTTTAAGTGGTCCGAATTGGCAAGCAAATTATTCTTATAATACATCAACAGAGACTGGATTACAAAATTGGACAGCTTTATTAGGATCATCTACGTCAACATCACAACAAATTATAGATACATATTTCTCCGGAAGTTTATCCGGAATGAAGTTAAATATTGATTATTCTGATTTTAATAATTTTATATTTTATAGTTCAGCAACAGAACGATTAGATAATTTTAAATATAAATTACAATTAATAGAGTATTACACATCACAGAGTTTAGTATTAATAGGCATATCTGGAAGTAATGCTACAACTAATTCTCAAGATTTTACAAATTTAAAAACATCTTTAATAAGTGGATTTGATAATTTTGAACATTATTTGTATTATCAATCATCTTCATTATTAACAACACACAATATTCCATCAGTTAATCCAAATGTTATTGAAGTAACAGGTAGTTATATACAACCAATACCAAAATCTAATTCAACAGTTCCTTATATAGTAGAGGCAACAACTTCTACAGCATTTAAAACGTGGTTTAATGATACATATGCATCAGCTTCTTTATATGATCATTTAAATAATAATTCATTATTAAGAACAATACCAGAACATATACAACTTCAGTCAGATAGTGTAGATTTAACTACATTTGTTAATATGTTAGGTCATCATTATGATATATTATATACATATATCAGTCATATGACTAAAATACATAAGCGTGAAGAAAATCCAAAATTAGGAATGCCTAATGAATTATTATATTCTGTAGCAAAACAATTTGGTTGGAATTTAACAAATGGTAATCAAAGTAAACAACTATGGGAATATGCATTAGGAGTATCTGAAACAGGAACACCACTTACTGGTTCAAATTCAGTCGGCGATCCATCTGTTTCTGGAGAAAATTCAACATATACTATATGGCGTAGAATTGTAAATAATTTACCATTATTATTAAAATCAAAAGGTACAAAAAGAAGTGTACAAGCATTATTATCTTGTTATGGAATACCGCAATCTTTAATAACAATTAATGAATATGGTGGTCCTAGATTAGATAGAGCACCAGTATATGAAAAACTTAATTTTGATTATGCATTAGATTTAATTAATAATATTTCTGGTTCTGTTACAGTTAATAGTTCACAATCAATTAATACTGTTGAGTTAAGATTCCGTACGGATGATGTTATTAAAACACCAACATTGCCTAATACAATGAATTTATTTAGTATTGGTAGTAATACAGTTACATTAGATTTTACTAGAGGCACACTTGGCACAATGCAAATTAATGAATCTAGTAGTGCCGATATTGAATTATTTGATGGTGGATATTTAACTACAATGGTTCGTAGTACAATTGATGAAATTGTAACACAAGATGATTTTTTATTAACTACTCAAAATGGATTTGTATTAAGTAATCAAGATGGTGTATTAGAATTAGTAACAAAAAAATCAAAATATGGTAAAATTATTGCAGCTGTATCTGCGTCGGTTAGTGGATCATATGATTTTAATAGTACTTTAACATTAGGAGCTGGACTTAATTTTTCTAGTTCGGCAGCTAGCGGTAGTAGATTGCAAGGTCAATTGCAAGAGTTACGTTACTGGTCTAGTAATTTACAAGATTCAGCATTTAATAATCATGTTAAGGCTCCTGCTGCATATGATGGAAATGTAGATGCATATGGTGAATTAATATTTAGACTACCATTAACACAAAAAATAAATCACTCCACAACAAGTAGTTTAAATGGAGTAGAGCCAAATCCATCTGGTATTACTGCGGAGTTTGCAGATTGGACTAATAATACACCATATGATTCAATTGAAGAAACATATTACTATGATGGTATATCATTGGGTGCAGGTACGTTTGACGATAATAAAATACGATTAGAAAACAATGAATTAGTTGGAAGTTTAGATGTTAGAACTAGAGCAGAACGTAGTCAATTTGATAAAGCTCCATTAGATAGTGCAAAATTAGGAATATATTTTTCTCCACAAACAATGATTGACGAAGATATAATTGCACAATTAGGATTTCAATCATTAGATGACTATATTGGCGATCCGGGAGATTTAAATGAAAAAGCATATCCAGATTTAATACAAAAAGCACAAGATTATTGGAAAAAATATAGTCAAAAAAATGATATGAATTCGTATATTAGAATTTTTACTTTGTTTGATTTATCATTTTTTAAACAATTGGATCAATTACTTCCAGCTCGGGCTAATAAATTAACCGGGTTATTAGTACAACCTAATATATTAGAACGAAGTAAAGATTCTATATTACCAACAATAAATAATTTTAATGAGTCATATACTACTACTATTACAGAAACAATTGTAACTGCATCAGCTGATCATGTATTATATGAAGGTCAACTTTTGGCTGCAGACATTATAACATTATCTGGAAATGATGATAATCAGTTGCAATCATTTTTAACATCATCTGACGCATCGTCGTATAATGGTACTACATATGAGTATATAAGTTTAATTCAATCAGGTAGCGATTATTTAGCTATAACAACACAAGATAATATACCATTAACAACAGAAAATAATTTAGAATTACAGACACAGGATATTTTAGATCAACCACTTTATATTAAATCATTTACTCCGGCTTTTGCTAGCGAAGGCGTATTACCAGTAATTGAATCTGCAAGTTTATCTGAATTTCAACAAGTTTTATATGATACGCCAGGAAATATTGCAACACAAAATAATATATTTTTACAAACGCAAGACGGATTTTCTTTAATTGAACAAGGTGTTGGTACTTTGGTAGCAGCACAAGTTCAAGATTATCTACCAACTGGTATTAATAATTTGTTTTATAATGGAAGTCAAATGACTAGTCCAGATTTTAATATTTCTTCAACACAAACAGTTGATGGTGGACCTGTTGTAGAATTTAATTTAACAAATCCAAATCAATTAATATACACAAACAATCCTGGAGCGCAGGGTAGTTTTGTAATAAACTAAATAAACAACATAAAATTCAATTGAAATATATTTATATTAAATAAAGGTTAATCATTATGGGATATTTAAATAACAGTAGTGTAACTGTTGATGCAATTCTTACGTTAAAAGGACGTGAATTGTTAGCTAAAGGAGGAAATGCCTTTAACATTACACAATTTGCAATAGGAGATGATGAAGTTGATTACACATTATGGAATCCAAATCATCCGTTAGGAACTAATTTTTACGGTACAATTATAGAAAATTTGCCTATAACTGAAGCTATTCCTGATGAAACTCAAGCATTAAAATATAAATTAGTGTCGCTGCCTAAACAAACAACAAATTTACCAATAGTAACAGTAGGTAATTCTTCTATTGTATTACAAGGTCCAGGATCTAGTGACACAATTTCACCAAATACTGCTAATATACAAGGCGGTAATGCAAATCTAGGATATACAGTAATATTATCAGATTCGACTGTTGCTGATATACAAGTAACTACTGCATTAAGCAATCCAGGCACTCTTCCTACTACTCCAAGATTTATTGGAGATAATGAAGATGCACAAAGTGTAGCGGTAGCTGGATTTGAATTTAAAGTTTTTGCTAAAACATTGATTGTTGCTAGCAAAACGGCAACAATTACAATTATTGGAAATGAAACAGGTGGTGCAACTACTATTAATTTGACGGTGAATAAAGCAACAACTGCTAATCTTAATTTAACTAGCTAAGTAGTAGAAAATGGAAAATATGAAAACAATTAAACAATTAAAACGTCAGCAAAGATTAGGTATTAGCCCACCAAGTGCTCCAACGTTAGCAGGTACGGCACCGGCATTAGGAACAATTGATACATCAAATGTAGATGCAGGAACTCTTCAGTTAGCACAACAATTGGCAAATCAAATAGTTGCTGAACAACAACAGATACAGATACTTGCTGCTAGCGGCCGAGTGTTTACTAGATTTGATGCAGTTAATGATATTATTGACAATCAAACAGAAACCGTAACGGCAGGTTTATGGAGTGGTAATATAGGAAGTTTAACTACTTATTTTACTTCTTCGACGCAGACTAATTCACAGCGTAGATATTATGTTGATACATTTGATGGAGATCCGAGTGTTACTGGGTCTGCAGTACAATTTGCTTTAGCATATGGAAATGCAAATGGTAGTGGTTCTTCTAATTATGGAAATGCGGATTCTCCTTCTAAAGCAATTTATGCACAATATCGACAGCTATTATTAAATGCGAATGATACTAGATTTACTACTGCGGGTTCAGGAAGCACTGATTCTATATATGTTGTTAATTTTAAACGTAATAGATTAAAAGAACGTTTAGATGCTGGTAATTTTGAATTACCTTTAGCTCCAATGTCAGCTTCCGCAGATACTAATGGTACAGGAAGTAACGTAGAAATTACTGGTAGTAATCCTAGTTTTGGTACAATTAGATTAATTGATGATTCTTCAATATCAACAGGAACTGTTACTGAGTCTGGTCGTGTTTTTAATATTGTTTCTGGATCAATAAATAATGGAGTTTTTAGTTCATCTGATCCGGTTTATTATGGATTAGCATATCCAGATTATGGTACTTTAGTATTAGATGGAAAAATGTTAGATCAAAAATTACAATTTCAAACTAATACTACTAGTAATTCTGAAGGAAATAATCATTTTCGTTTATTTCACTCAGTATCTGGTTCTGCAGCAACTGCATCTTTAGGTTTCCAAGCAAGAAACTCTGAAAAGGTTGCTAGTACACATTATTTTGTAAGAGTTAAAAATGCAGAATATAATTTCTCAAATAATCCATCTTATGTTACTGGATCAGATGGTTTAATAAATCAATCTACATTTATTGGAGATCCTAAAGCATATATTACCACAGTTGGACTATATAATAATGCTCAGGAATTATTAGCAGTAGCTAAACTTTCAAAACCATTATTAAAATCATTTCAGCGAGAAGCGTTGATAAGAGTAAAATTAGATTTTTAATATTTTAATACGTATTTTAGCCTCGTTATATTTATATTAAATGTAACGAGGTTTTACTATTATGTCTGAAACACGAATAAACAATGATGATATAGATGATGGGTTGTATCCTGACGTATTTAAAAAAATAGATACTACTGATATTCAAATTAATCCATTTCAAGCATTTAAAACGTTTACTGTTTTAAGTGGAAGTGCAACAAGTAGTATGTTACCACTACAAGGAATATATATTGATACAAATGAATTACCAGCTATTGGATCAAATTTAAGTTATAATACTTCATCTAATATTGATGGTAGTTTACAAAGTGTTATTTATTTTTCTACTAACCATTTATTTTATAAAAGAAAAAATCAACCGGCATTTACACATGGTCCAACTAATTTAAATCGTACAAATAAATTTTTATATCAAACAGCATCCGTATTTTCAGTTCCTCAAACTAAAATGGGCGAAAATATTAAACCAGTATCATTTACATTTACTAGTAGTGTTTCAGGATCGTATGAATCTGATTTATATGGAAATATTATAGATTCTGCATTTGTTACATCTTCTATTGTATCTGAATCTGTTTTATATGAAGGATTCAATGAATATTTTGATACAACAAGAATTACATATGAATCTGCAGGAGTAACATATGTAGATGGTGTTGCTACTACGTCCGGCAGAGAATTACCA